ATCAAGCAAGAGCGTGACGAGCTGCAAACATTATACACTCAGCAAGGCATAAATATGTTGAAGATGCAAAAGAGGGTGGATTTAGCTTTAGAAATAACAAAAGAGCTTAGATCATTAAATAACGAATCATTAGAAACTTATAGTGAATCTATTGAAGAAACGATTTGTGATATAGAGCAAGCGCTCAAGGGGGAAGGATGAAAGCAATCAAGATCCCATGTGAGCACGACTTGCTAAGTAAGGACGATGACATATGGGTTAATGCTGTGATGCGCTGTAAGGGTGGAAGCCCTTACTGTGGCGCAGACGGTTATTGCCATGCAGGCGGCACTTGCTTTGCTGACCAAGAGCTTACAAGAGAGCAAGCAATCTTAGAAGTAGATCGCCTAGCTCAAGAATTACATAACTCAAAGATTGAAAACGACAAGTTAAGAAATGCAGCTAGTCAGCTTGTCAGCCAACTTGAATTGACAAAAGAGCAGAACCTAAAGAACGGAAATGATCAAAGAGTATTTGCTTTGAAGTTCTGCATTCATGAAATCAAGAAAGCGATGGAGTGACCAATGACCACACTCAAAGAATGCAACCATATCTACCAATATTGCTGGATCTATAAAGCTTACTTATGCATACATTGCGACAAGATGAGGATTGAAGAATGATTAAGTCGATAGATTTAGCTAGAAAGAAAGGATTTCACCATAAATTTGATTTTGCAATGTCAAGAATATGGTTGACAAGGGATAGTCATGAGAAGGTTGGAAATTATGTATTAATCCACTTTATGAATAATAAAAAGATATTCGGTGTTGATTATATAGTTTGCGAAAATCAATACGAACTAAATGAAGCGAAATCAGATATGCTCAATAAAGGATTTAAAATTGATTGGTGTGTATTTCAAAATGCTTTGGAGTTTGTAAATGAACATTGACGAGATTAAGAGGAATGCGCCTGATGGGGCGACACATAAAGCAGGAAGAATTTACATAAAAAACTTACGAGATAATACACCAAAGGATAGTGCTTACTATTGCGGATATATTTATGCTTATGATTTTTGGGATGGTAAACGATGGCAGGGTTGTGTTTGCAAGCCGCGCGACTTCTTTAGAATAAAGTCACTTTAACCAGTGGCTTTTTTATTGCATAATAAGAAAAATTGTATAGGTGAGTGATATGAATATCGCAGATATAAAGGTAAAACTTAGCTATGAAAAAACATGGCAAACCAATTTTGTTGTGAATTTCTGCAAATTCATGGTTGTTTTTGGTTTTTGGTCAGATGACAGAGCAATAGAATATTTAATCAAAAGACTAAAAATTAAAGTGGAGGATGTTTGATGCCTCTAATTAAAGGTAGCTCAAAGGATGTTATTCATAAGAACATTCGTGAGTTAATTGATTCAGGAAAACCGAAAGATCAAGCGATTGCTATTGCATATCGTGAATCTGGAATGGCTAATGATACTGACTTTGATAAGTTGGAAGAATTGTTTGATCAATGGCTTGAAGAGGAAAAGAAAGAGCCAGAACATGCAATGGATAAATCAGCTCGTAGCTACGACCGCAATGGCCATCTAATTGTTGATAAAACCATTATCACAAAAGCCGCAGTAAATCCTTATCTTGGTTCGTCAATTCCACGATGGAAGGAATTAGGCTTAGATCCAAACAAAGAATACATGCTGTTGCGTGATCCTGACGAATTGCGTAAATCATTAGACACATTCAAGGGCTTGCAGCTTCTTAAACGCCATATTCCTGTTGACGCATCTCAACCAGAAAAAGAGTCAACTATTGGTTCAATTGGTACAGACATAACAATGGATGACGAAGGTCGAGTATGGTCATCATTGCGCGTATTTGATCAAGAAGGGATTGACTATATCGAAAGCAAGGCATTAGGAGAATTAAGCGCAGGTTACGCTTATGATGCTGTCATGAAGTCGGGTACTTTTAATGGTGTACCTTATGATGGTATTATGACGAATATTCATGGTAATCACGTTGCTATCGTTGAACGTGGTAGGATTGGAAGTGACGCGATTATCGCAGATTCAATAGAGGGTCAATTGATGACAATCAAACTTAAAAACGGAAGCCTTGCAAAACTGCAAAAACAGTTAGGCATGGATTCTTTGGAAGATGTTAAAAAAACTATTGTGGCCGTTCACGGTTCTTTGGCTCTTGATGAAGATGACAAGAAAGCCGAGGACGAGGACGACAAAAAGGCAGAAGATGAAGATGATGTAGAAATCGTTGAAGATTCTGATGATGACAAAGCCAAAGATGAAGACGATGGCGAAAAGGCAGATAAGGAGCGTAAAGCGTTAGAAAAAACTGACAAAGACGACCGAGAAGCCAAGAAAGACGACAAAAAAGAAATTGCTCAAGATGCTGCTGAAATTCGCGGCTCTATCATGAACATCTTTAAGGCTGGTCGCGAAGTTGAGCCTTTAGTGGGTGTTATTGCTCTTGATGGCTTTAGCTCAGATCATGAAGTTTATGCCTATGCGCTTAAACAGAAAGGTGTAGACACTACTGGTATTAATACTGCCGGCTTGGCTGCTCTTGTTAAGTCGCAGAAGGTTACAGAAGCTCCTAAATCTATGGCTATGGATTCATCTTTATATGATGCTCCTAGCGACATTTTTGCTCACATTAAATTAGGTTGAGGTATATATGACTTTACAACAACAAGTTAACATTAAGATGGGTACTGGTGTTGCTGGTGATTTTGCATCGCAAAACCCTCGCCATACCCTATTGTCTGGCCGCGCTCAATTCCGAGCAGGTGCTTCTGGTGTGGTTATTGCTCGATTTGCCGAAGCTGACCCCGATACTGGATTGGTTACTAATGTAATTAGTGGAACAAAGCCTGTTGGTTTTGTTAGTCGTTCTGGCAATATTGCGGTTATTACTCAGTGGCTTGGTCAGGCGTCTATGACAATTCCTGCTGGAAAGGAAATTACGTTGCACGATAAAGGCGACTTCTATATCCAGATCGCTACTCCTACGACCGTTGGTCAAAATGTTTTTGCATCTAATGCAGATGGCTCAATTGCGGTTTCTAGCGCAGACACACTAGCTGATCACTACGCGACTGGATTTAAAGTTGCGATTGGCGCTGTTGCAAATGACTTAGCTACTATTACTAAATAAGGTGATCAGATGACTACAAAGAATCAAAGCTTTAAACCTCAAGAGCTTGCGCGTTACGGCGTTCACTACCCTGAAGGCACGCCTCGTATCGCAACTCCTCGCGACAAAATGATTATTGCTCAAGATACTGCAATGCTTACAACGCCTAACGCTGGTGTTTTGCAGATGTTTACGCAATTTATTGATCCAGAAGTTACGCGCATTTTATTCTCTCCAAACTCGTTAACAGAGGCTCTACAAGAAGTTCAGAAAGGCGACTGGACAACTTCTGTTATGACATTCCCTGTTGTTGAGAATGGTGGTAAGCCCGTTACCTATGGCGACTGGAATGATAATGGCACAACTAGCGCAAACGTAAACTACCACAACCGCCAATCTTACAATTACCAACAGTTCTTGCGCGTTGGTGAAAAAGAGGCGGCTATTTATGGCGAAGCTAAACTTAGCTGGGCTGCTGAATTAGAGTTGGGTATTGTTGAATCACTAAACAAGATGCAACATGAAATCTATGCTTTTGGTGTAGCTGGTTTGCAAAACTATGGTGTTCTGAACGACCCGAACCTATTGCCAGCAATTCCTATTCCAGATGCTTGGACGTTCGAGCTTCCATTAAAGATTGTTGCCGACATTCAAAAAATGTTTAAACAATTGGCTAAGCAAGCGAACGGCTTAGTTAAGCGTACTGACGACCTTATTTTGTTAATGTCACCAGAGCAAGAAGCGCTCATTACAGCAGCTAACGATTACGGTCTTAATGTTGCTGACTACTTGAAAAAGAGCTTTCCTAATTTAAGCATTTACTCAGTTCCTGAGTATTCAACAGCTTCAGGTCAGGTTGTTCAGTTGGTTCTTCGTAAGTATCAAGGAAGTGACACAATTCAATTGGCTTATGCTGAAAAAATGCGTGTTCATCCAATGATTCAAAAAGCCTCTGGTTGGATTCAAAAGCGTTGTCAAACAACTTACGGCGCGATTATTCGCCGCCCAATGTTTGTTGTTACAGCAACAGTTCCGAACGAAACAACCTAATCAATAACAAGAAAGTGCTACCCTAGCGGTAGCATTTTTTTTAGGTTAAGATAACGTTATCAAATAAGAGGCTTAAACAATGGCAACTGTAACTATTTCATTACTTCAACCTTTTCCTATTTTGATGGAAATGGAAGGGAAGTCGCAAGTTATTAACGGGTGGAATTCCCCTAGTTCTATGTATATTGATGGTGGCTTTAGAAAAGTTGGTTTAACAAGTGGCGTAGATAAAGAATTGTGGGATGCTTGGCGCGCTCGATTTGCTAACCATGATCTTCTAGTAAACCAGTTGATCTATGCGGATGAATCTTCGTCTAAAGTCAAAGCTGAGGCAAAAGAAAAAGCTAAGGTTAAAACTGGACTTGAAGCCCTAGATCCAGCAGAACTAGACAAAAAGGGCAAACTTGAGGAAAACTAATGTCTAACGTTTTCGTTTTCGATCCTGCTGCGTTTAAGCTTGCTTATCCGCAGTTTGCAAAGTTCACTAATGAACAATTGATGAACTTCTTTGAAGAGGTAGAAAACACTATTGTCGATAACACTGAAACATCTTGCTTTAGTTTAAAAGATCGTAAGAAGCGGTTTTATCTCTTGGTGGCTCATAACGCAGAATTGCAAAATAGGATCGATAGCGGGAACACTGGTTTGGTTGGTCGTATTAGCTCTGCTACAGAAGGCTCTGTATCTATCAGCACTGACTACTCTATGGGTAGCGGTGCTTTAGAACAGTGGCTTAAGCAAACGCCTTATGGTGCTAAATTCTATGCGTTTACTGCGCCATATCGCACGGCGTTGTGGGTTGCCGCAACTGCCTCAATGCCAGTTAAACGCACTAAATGGCCTTATCCTTTTGGGTGGGGTAACTATTAATTAATAGGTGTATTTATGGAAGAAATAGTTGAAGCCCTTAAACTACTTTTAGATGATTACGATGTCTATATGGCTGGTGGAAAATCTTTGTTTGATTGGTCGAACAAGGAACTCATCTTTAAAGACGGCTACGGTATTGGCTCAGAAGGCTGGGACTTTTAACCCATATCAAAAATATTGATTTCACATTTAAACCCTGTCGATTGACGGGGTTTTTAATGTAAGAGGAATGTTATGAAGTACATAAGATGTCATAGATGCGGAAAATTAAAAGAAAAAGAGCAATTCAATAAAATAACTCCAATTTGGAATACATGGTGCATTAATTGCGAGAATACACCTATCGGGCAAATACCAAAATGATATACTAGCCCTATACAACATAGGGCTATTTTTATGTCAATAAAACGCACAGGCTCACTAGACCAAGCACTAAACCGCTTGATTTCTAGTAATGATCAGTATGTAAAGGCTGGTGTCTTAGAAGGGTCTAAATATCCAGATGGCACTAACGTTGCTACTGTGGCTTATAAGAACGAATACGGGTTTAAGAATATTCCGAGTCGTCCATTTATGAGAACAACTGTAAGAGAACAAAAAGAAGCTTGGGTAGAGCTAACCAAGAAAGGTATTAAGGCTGGATACACGCTAGAGCATACACTCAATTTGGTTGGGTTGAGTATACAGAATGAGATTCAACACTCTATTATGATATGGAATGATCCGCCAAATGCCCCTTCTACTGTGGCGAAGAAAGGATTTCAGGCTCCATTAAGGGATACCATGCTCATGCATGACAGTATTAAATACGAAATTGTTGAGGGCAAGCTATGAAAGTATCAATTAAAGTAAACTCAGAAAAACTTTACCAAAAGATTGAAAAAGCCATTGAATATTTCAAGGATGCAGAATCAAGACAATTAAACGATGTTGATCTTGGCAAATGTTCAGATGATTACATTAAGGCGCTTCTTATATTTGATCAAACACTCTTTACGACAAAAGTTATAGAATAGAATTTTGTGATATAATTATTTTGCAGGGAGAAGTTTAGCGGCTTCGCTGAGTTGGTCACTCACCCTGCATCACATTTCTTGACCAGCCTTTGACTACAGGTGTTTATATGCAATTATCCACTCTAAACAAGCAAACCATGTCTAGTATTGATCTTTTAAAATTGATCAATAAAGCAAGAAAAGATTTTAATGAAAAGCCAGTTCGTACTAATGACTTTAATGGTCGTGTAGTTGATGAGCTAGAAGGCGACCACTACGAAACTTTCGTAGTTCAAAATCCGAACGGAACAAGCTCAAAAGTATTTAAATTAACTTTAGATCAGTGTTTGCTTGTTTCGATGCGAGAATCAAAAGCTGTTCGTCGTTCAATTTTAGAAAAAATAAAATCACTGGAATTAAAGCAAAACAATAAAGCTTTATTTGAGATAACCCGAAGCATATCTAAGGGTGAATACTTGCCAATGACCGACGCAATCAAGGGCGCTCATGAGGAAATAAAGCCGTATCACTTTTCAAACGAGGCTGATTTGATTAATCGCATTGCACTAGGCATGACAGCAAGCAAATTTAGGAAGCATCACGATATTGGTAAAAATGATTTAATTCGAGATTATATGACAACAGAGCAGTTGAATTGCATTATATCTCTTCAGCGCGCCAACACGGTTTATATTGAAGACGGATTATCATTTGATGTTAGAAAAGATAAATTAACAAAGCTATTTGATAAAAAGCATAAGCAGAAATTGATAGATGAAATCCATAGATTAGAAGCGTGATATACTAGCCTCATCAAACGATGGGGCTTTTTAATGAGTTTAAGATTAGCAAAATTAGCAAACAGTGTCATAACGGCAGTAAATAGCAACACAGAAGCATTATTGAAAGTAAGTACAGGTTTTACTGTTACACCAGATGGCACACAAGTTCCGCAATACATTGTACAGCCTAAAGTTGTTCAAGCTCAGTCAATGAGCGTGGAAGATTTAAAACATCTAGGCTTTGCTAACCAACAAGGTCAATTCTTATCTATCTATGCTGATGGCATGATCCCAGCGATTAGGCGAGCTATGCAAAAAGGCACGTCAATTATTGTTATGAATCCATACGGTGAAGCTTTTCCTACAGAGTGGCAAGTTAAGGCCGTTCTTGAGTCGTATTGTGATGAAATCGCCGCTGAAGGTGAAAACAACTATGCTGGATGGGTAAAGGTGCTAGTTCAAAATACTGGTAAGGAATCGCCACATGATGCTCGTTATTTTGGTTTTGCTGGATCTGATGCCAAGCCTTTTAATCAAGGAGTATTCGCACCATGAGCATATTAACCGACCTTTACACAGATATGCGTCAATATCTGCTTAAAACCTTTAATCTGCCTGCAAATGACACAACGGTAATTAGAGGTTACAACAACCTAAACCCAATCCCTAAAAACGCTATCATCATGACTTTTATGCAAGGTCGTCATTTAGACCAGAAGTCAGTCAATTATGACGGTGGCAAACAGATCATCTTTAATTCCATGCAAGGCACAATGCAGTTAGATTTTTACGGTGACAACTCTATGGATCGTGCGCAAGAAGTGCAAACTCTGTGGAATAGTCCCTATACTACCGATACTTTAGTTAATTGCGTACCATTGGGTAATCCGCGCATACGTGATTTATCTTTCGTTAATGAGGCTGGAATGTATGAATTGCGCTTTATGATTGAAGCCGACTTGCAATACAATACAAAGTACGAAAAAACAGTTAATATACTGGAAGACGTTTCTCAAATCGATTTGGAGTCTATCAATGCAGTTTAACTCTATCCCAGCAAGTAATATTGCTGCTGTCTACCCTGCCGTAATTGGTGGCGGTGGCAACCCACTAGGATTAAATACAACTTTATTTGTAAATGAAGCTGTATATCCAAACTATGAATATTTTTCTAATACTCTAGTCGGTCAGCACTATGGTTTAGAAAGTGATGTTTATAAGTTTGCTACCGTTTATTTTAACGGCTTTAATAACGCAACTACTCGACCAAATTCGCTATTCATTGCAACATACAATTCAGATGAATACCCAGCTACCATTATCGGCGGTGATATTACTGGTACAAGCATTGCTAATCTTAAACTGATTAACGGCAGTTTAAATATCGTTGTTGACGGTGTATCAAAAAACGTTACTGTCGATTTAAGCACTGCAAACTCGTATAGCGATGCGGCTGCTCTAATCGGCACAGCATTGACCTTGACTTGTGTTTACCAATCCACAACCAAAGGTTTTGTAATTCAATCTGGTACTACAGGCGAAGGCTCAACTATTAGCTTTGCGACTGGTACTGTGGCTGATAAGTTGAAATTAACTCAAGATACTGGCGCAATCCTAAACAATCATACAACGCAAGATACGCCTGAAACTGCGGCATTGAGCGCAATTCAGTTTAGTAGTAACTTTGTGAATTTTACTTATGCAGATGGCGTATTTGATGATGATGCCCTAAAAGCTTTTGCCACTTGGATCACTCAACAAAATAGCCGATTCAAGCTGTATACGTGGGGACTTGATCCTGTTGCTCTCGGTCAAAGCGGTGCCTCATTTGGTGAATGGGCAAAAGAAAATACAAATGGCGTTGTTCCAATTTACGGAACTTTCGACAAAGCCGCTTTCTTTTGTGGTGTTTCTGGTTCAATTAACTATCAAGAAACTAACGGGCGCACAACTACCGCTTTCCGTAGTCAAGATGGTTTAGTTCCAGACGTAACCAATGAAGATGATGCAAAAACATTAGCTAAAAATGGCTACTCATTCTATGGTGCTTGGGCTACTGCTAATGACCGATTCCAGTTTGCTGGCAATGGCTCTGCAACTGGTCAGTATAAATGGATTGATAACTTTGACTTCCAAGTGTTCTTGCGTACTCAATTACAGCTTGCGCATATGAATATGTTCCAAGCTCAAAAGACAATCCCATACAATGATCAAGGTATTGCTACAGTTCGCGCATATTCACAAGATCCAATCGATCAAGGTATCAATTTTGGCGGTATTCGCGCTGGTGTAAACTTGTCTAATGCTCAAAAATTCCAAGTCAATCAAGAAGCTGGTTTTGATGCTGCTAGTCAATTATTTACAAAAGGCTGGGCTTTATCTGTTACTCTTCCAGATTCTCAAACACGCGTTGCACGCGAATCATTTATTATCAAGTTATTCTATACGGACGGCTCTAGCATGCAACGTCTAGAAATGACTGCTACTAACGTTCAGTAAGGAGATTAACTTATGGCAATGGGTCTTAATCCAAATACAATTACAGCGGCAAATAGTATTGTACAGTTCCGTTGTGCGGGCTTGTATGATGACTGGATTACTATTGAAGGCGCACAATCTGACGCATTTGTAACGTTTTCTGATGTTACGTTAGCTCAAACTCGCGTGGGTGTTGATGGCAAGCAATCTATGGGCTTCATTCCGCATGAAACCCCGATTACTGTATCACTTGAAGCAAATAGCCGATCTGTACCAGTTTTGGAAACTGTCTATAATGACTTTATTCAAAACATGGAAGTACGCCGTTGTGAGTTCCAGATCAGCTATCCTTCTGTTAAGCGCAAACAAACGCTTACAGGTACAATGGTAACTAAATCAGGCGGTACTGGTATTGCTCAGCTTTTAAATGGACACACATATAACTTTAATATGATGTCTAGCGGTATCGAAGAAACTAACTAACCATAAGGGGAGCAATCCCCTTTCTATTTTTAGAGGCTAAAATCATGTCTGAAGGCTTAAAGACAAAAACAGTTACTATTGAAGATGGTCGTGATAAAGGCAAAGTATTTAAGATTACAGAGATGCCAGCGATTCAAGCTGATGAATGGGCACACCGTCTTTTAGAACAAGCGGCAAATAGCGGTGTTAATTTAAAAGATGTTGACGTATTGAATCTTGACACGAAATCAATGGCTGGAATGATTGAAATTGGCGCGGCAGTGTTTACCGTATTGGGTCGTATTCCGCATGAAATTTCACGCGAATTAAAGTTTGATTTACTTGATCGTTGTGTGCAAATTGTTCCTAAGTCTGGTGAACCACGTATTTGTATGTGGGATCAAGAGATTAAAGACTTTAAAAACTTTACTATTCTGGCTGCTCACGCAATTGGGATTCATATTGATTTTTTAGAACAAGGCGAAGCTTAATACTTGATTATTCTTATCGCAAGGACGCGATGAGCAATCAGGATCTAAAAGAAGGTGTATTGGCTAGCCCTCTAAATGTGTCTGAAACTGTGTATAGGGCGTTATTAACTGGAATGTGTAATTATCACCAGTTAAACACCTGTATCGGTCTTGAGGGTGCGCTAAACATGATTGAAGTTAAGCAAGTCGCCGACTACAACGAAGCAAAAATCAAATATTTTGCTAGTCAAGAACAGAGGTAAAAATGGCTGAAAATATTGTTGAGTCGATAATTGTAAAGCTTGGGTTGGACGGCTCACAATATAATCGTGAAGCCGAAAAAGCCAAGTCAAATAATGACAAGCTGAATAAGTCTGTCAGCGAAACCGATAAGATTGTTGGTAACGTAACAAAGACTTTAGCGCGGTGGTTTAGTGTTGCTGCCGCCGCTACTGGCATTCTTAAAATGGTTGATCAAGTTCAAAAGCTCAATGACGAGCTTTATCATCTTGAGCGAAATTTAGGAATGTCAGCAAGCACCATTAAAAATTGGCAAGGCGCTGCTGGCGCAATGGGTGGTTCTGCTCAAGGCATGACTGAATCAATCAAATCCTTAAACATGGGCATGAATGATTTTGTCACAATGGGCGATACTACCCTATTGCCATTTATGAACGCTTTAGGCGTTGGCATGGTCGATGCTCAAGGCAAACTAAGAAAAACCGATGATGTGATGTTAGACCTTGCGGATTCATTCTCTAAAATGGACCGTGAGCAAGCATTTTCTATTGCCTCGAAAATGGGAATTGATGAAGGCACATTCAATACGCTTGTACAAGGGCGTAAAGAAATGGAGAAGATGCTTGAATATCAATCTAAGATGTACAAGTCATCTGAAGAAGAATTAAAAGCATCTCGCCAATTAGCACAAAACCGCGCTTTACTTGGTCAGCATTGGGAATCGCTTAAAACAATGATGGCAGATGCTATCATTCCGTTATTTGTGAAGCTTAGTGAAGTTGCGCTTGGTATCTTTGAATATTTGCAAGAACATGAGGATCAAGTAAAAGGCGTGTTCACAGCAATATCTTTTGCTATTGGCGCTATTCTCATACCAATTTTGGCAAAGGCTACAATTGCGGCTTTAGCTTTTATCGCTCCATTCTCTCCATTTATTTTAGTTGTAGGTGCATTAGGTGCGGCATTTGGCTTGCTTTATGATGACTATAAAACTTGGGCAGAAGGTGGGAAATCTTTATTTGATTGGGGAGCATTCAGAAAGTATATTGATGATTCAACCCTATCAACTGACAACCTTAAAAATGCATTCAAGAACTTAACCAAAGAGATCATGAGTAGTGCAATGCCTACACTACAAGGCTATGCTGAAGTAATTCAAAAATTATTGAGTGGCGACTTCAGAGGCGCGGGCGCTCAAGCTTGGGCGATGATTAAACAGTTTGGTGCAAACGTTGCTGGTGTTGTTGATGACTTAACAGGTCAAGCACAAGGAACATTAGCTAATGCCGTTGGCAATCTTGTGAATCCAAGCACCCCCGCTTCTTCTGCTCCTGCAATTGCAAGCGCAACATCAAAAGGTGGCAATGCTATTCTTGATTTGATTGCAAAAGGTGAGGTTGGTACTACTGGAGCAAGTGGATACAATGTAGCTTATCGAGGCTCTCGAATCTCCGCACAACAGAAATTTGGTAAAGACTTATCTCAATTAACAATTGGGCAAGTTAAAGAATTGCAAAGGGCTAACTTAAATGAACAGAAATCTCGCGGTATTCCTGCTAACCGCAGATCTTCGGCAATGGGTCGTTATCAGTTTATTTATTCTGGCTTTGATGACTATATCCGTGCTGCTGGATTAAGTGATAAAGATATGTTTAGCCCTGAAAACCAAGATGCTATGGCTATGGCGATCTTAAGCAAGGGTAAATATGGTTTAAATGCTGTGCGTGCTGGAAAAGCAACACCTGAGCAATTCCAGAATAACGTACTTGCAGCTCGCTGGGCTTCTATTCAGAAAACTACTGGTGGCGGCGTTCACGATGCGGCTGGCTTTAATAAAGCTACGATTGGAAACCAAGCTGTCGCTGCTGCACTACAATCTACTCGCCAAGGTGATTTTATTGACTTAACCAAAGCTAGACAGAACCAAGCAACTGCAGCAAAGGCAAATGAAGTTCAAGTAAATGTAGGCGATATTCATATTCAAACTTCATCTAGTACCGTTACTGGAAATGTCCAAGATGCAATGGGTGCGATTAAAGACCAATTTTATCAATTCCGAAATTCATTTAATTAGGTGATTTATGTTAGCTGGAATGCCTTCTGTGCCAGATTTTATACCAGTAGAAGCTTTGACGAATGTCGGGCTTTCGTTGGGTGGCGCTGCTCTAATTAATGGTGTATTCGGCAAAACATGGGGGATTGTCAATCAACTTGGCATACCACTCGTTTTAGCTGATACTGTTGTAAGCATGAATTATGATGCTGGTTCTAGCATTTCAAAATACCCAGTAGAGCAAGGTTCGTTTGCTTCATACAACAAAGTTAATGCTCCGTCTATGGCTACTGTTTCCCTAGCAAAAGGAAGTGGAGGCCCGCAAGAACGTGGCGGTCTGCTAGCTGAAATTGAAGCTCTATTAAAATCAACTGTAAGCTTTCACATTATTACACCTGAGTACGTTTATCTGAATTATCAGATTGTTGGTATTAATCACGCCCGTTCTGGTCAAGATGGGGCAACAATGATTACGGTAAATATTGATCTTGAAGAAGTGTTAGAGGCTAAAGTGGAATACTCTATTGAAGAAGTAAAAGCACCTAGCGACTCTAAAACTGTAGATGGTGGTGCTAAACAATCTACTAGTATTCTAGGTGGTGATAATATAATTGGAAATGCAATAAGAGGGATTTTTGGATTATGATTTATCAAGTACCGTTAGCACAAGTCCCGAACCAATTTTTCACCACATCACTAAATGGTGTTACTTGGTCAATCACGCTAGAGACTCGATTAAATAACTTATATATCAGTTTATATAATAATGATGATGGTGATGTATTGTTAAATCGAATATGCCTAAATCGAACCTACTTAGGTCATGGTTTTATCTTTGTTGATATAGATGGAAATAGTGATCCTGAATATACAGGCTTAGGCACTCGTTATTTACTTATATGGACAGACGAAGTATGATTTTATAGTGCCTAGCCTGACGGGGTGAAAGTGAAGATAGCCTATTCATCGTGGCACACCAGTTTTATTAATTAGGTTATACTAGCCTCCAATACGGAGGCTTTTTATTGTGAAAAAGAAGGTCATTAAAATAACGCTAACATTGCAAGATGGCGTTCAAACTTTTACAGCCGAAGGTGATAACAGATTGTCATCTACTGGCTTAGCTATATCTACAAATATCACATATGGCAATGGGGCTATTTCGCCGACTGCTCAAATAACCGCTTATGGCCTACCCCTTTCTACAGTGAATAAGCTTACGCGCGTCCAATGGAATACCATGCAAGCAATTCTAAACATGGTTAAGATTGAGGTCGGCGAACAAGGGCAGCCACTAAAAGTTGCTTATGAGGGGAATATTACATTTGCGACAGTCAATACAGATGGCGCGCCAAATGTAGCGCTAGTAATTACAAGCCAAATGGCTGTAGTTGAAAAAATGCGTCCTACTGCACCATTCACTATCCCAAAAGGTGAAGAGGTTGATGCAGCAGATATTATTAAATTCTTAGCGCAAGACATGCAATATGAGTTTGAAAATTATGGCGTTACTCACATCCTAACAGATACCACACTAAACGGCTCAAATATAGAAAAAATTGAGAAGCTAGCTCAAATGTGCGACTTTGATTTATATATTGAGCAAAGATTAATTGTTATTTGCAAGAAAGGTGGAGATAGAGAAGTTAAGATACCAGTCATCACACCTAAGACGGGCTTAATTGGCTACCCTGCGCCAGATCAAAGGGGGGTAACATTTAGTTGTGCGTATGATCCACTTGTTAGATTTGGTGGCATTGTGCAAATTAGAGAAAGCATTATAGGTGATGTTGTCAATCAAGATTGGCGTGTATATGGTCTTGTTGCTACACTTGAGGCAAACATCCCACAAGGCAAGTGGCAAATGAATGTAAATGCGACTTGGAGGAACTCAAAAGATGCAGCAGTCCAACGCTAGTGGCTTCAACATCAATAATCTTGGTGGGGCTAAAGAATTTAAGGCTAACATTCTCTCAATCCTTTCTAGTGAACTAAACACTGGTGAGGTTGTGGAGATAACAGAAGTCTATTCAAATGATAACGGCCCTGTTGGTTTTGTCTCTGTTAAACCTATGCTTTATCGTATTGGTGCAGATAATAACAACCTAGAATTAGGTGAAATTCATAATGTGCCGTATTACCGCATACAGGGTGGCAAGAATGCGGTTATATGTGACCCTCAAAAAGGCGATATAGGATTTTGCGTATTTGCGACTCGTGACACATCGTTATTAAAGCGAACTCGCTCAAGAGTCGGCCCAAACGTAAATCGCATTTGCGACCAGTCGGACGCATTCTTAACAATGACGTGGAGCAAGGAAGAAGCCGAACAATATATCTGGTTTAATGGCGATGAAATTCATATCAAGGCAAATTCAAAAATTGTTCTTGATGCGCCTGAAGTTAGCATTACAGGAAAATTAACAGTATCAGGCATAATTGAATCTTTAACTGATATAATCACTAAAGGTATTAGCTTGTTTACTCACAAACATGGCGGGGTTCAAAGAGGCTCTAGCGATACAGACGGTCCGAAGGCTTAATTATGCAATTACATGAGTTATTCTGGTTCTTTATTGGTTTTGTTGCGGCATTTGTCGTGATTCATTCGGTGCGAAGTATTGCTTATGCGGTGGCGGCATTTTTCACTTTATTAGTCGTGCTAAATATCATGGGGGTAAACATCATATGAAAACCATGTTTCTAAACCCAAAAACTTGGGATTTAGCTCTAGACACACAAGGGAATATTGCTGTAGCTACCGAAGAGTACCAGCAAGCGCAAGATATTGCGTGTTCGTGTCGTGTTTTTCTTGGAGATGACTATTACAATAAAAATGATGGTATTCCTTATTTGGAATCAATCATGGGTAAATTTGGCTATCCAATTTCTTTATATCAGCGCCACTTACAAGAAAGATCATTACTTGTTTCTGGTGTAGTATCGGTTAATGTAAAATTGGCTTTGGATAAGGATCGTGTAGCGTCTGGATCTATTGAGTTTACAAATGATAAAAATCTTAGCGGAGTAGTGGGCTTATGATCCCAAAGATAGAAATAACTGATGTTGGGTATTCAGTTCCCGACACTGAAAGCATTAACAATGGCACATGGGAAATGATTGACGACTCCTTTGGGGGTAATGTTTCTCGCGTTCAAGGTTCGCCACAGTACCAATTAAACACTTCATGGACCGCTGTAATTAAAGATTGTTACGACAAGCTTGTCTACCTAGCTAACCAATATGATCCGCGATACGCACAAGGTATTTTTCAAGATGCTATCGGTGAGCTTTATTTTTTAACAAGAAAGCTTGCTACCCGTTCTCAATGCCCTGTTGTGTTTGAGGGCTTGTCTGGTGCGCCAATTCCAGAAGGTTTTGCTGTTCAGGATTTGTCTGGTCGAACTTGGCGAACCAATGGAACTTATAATATTGGTTCAAATGGCAAAGTGACGATTACAGTAACTTGTGATGAAGCTGGAGCCATTGAAGCACTACCAAACTCTATTGTTGTTATCCCAACCTCCATTAATGGTCTTGACCGTGTTTACAATGAAGATAGCGCGGTAATGGGATATGATGAAGAAAGTCGTGTCGATTTTGAGGTACGCCGAAAAGAGTCTGTAGCAATCAATTCTAAAATGACCGATTCAGCTACACTTGGCGCAGTTTTGGCGGTTCGTGATGTTGTAGACGCTTATGTAATCTCAAACCCAACTGATGCAACTGTAACAGTAGGCTCAACAAATTATCCATTAATTCGAAATTCTATCTGTGTTTCCGTTGTTGGTGGCAATGATTATGATGTGGCAAAAGCCGCTTTTATTAAAGCTGGCACTGGCTGCTCTTGGAATGGTAACACAGACGTGACAGTAATTGCTGAGGATTATCCATCCAACCCACCGCAATATCCAATTAAGATTTTACGCCCCGACTTTCTTGATATTTGGGTAAAAGTTATCGTTAAAGACAAAGATGCGATTTCTTACACCATTGAACAAGAAGTCATTAATCATATTCTGACTAGCGCCGCTTCTGGTGAAAATAAGGTTCGTATTGGAAAAGATTTTATCCCAGCCGATTATATTTGCGGTATGCCAAAAATCGGATTAAAGGGAATTGTAGCAAGCACAGACAATGCCACATGGGTTAATGAAATCCCTATTGGCATTGACCAATACCCATCTTTAAATTCTTTTAGAATTTCTATTGAGGAAAGCTAATGGAGAATATTAAAGATACGATAATGTCGCAGTACGCACACAGTCCCACAATATTGGCACTTATTGATGGCATTAATGAAGTAATAGGTCCTCAATATTTTATTGATGATTTTTATGAAAAAGTTTATCGCTTATCAAGCGCTGAAGGTTTTGGCTTAGATATTTGGGCGGATAAAGTTGGCGTATCACGTTTTGCTAAAACAGTCGATCCAAATGCAAAAACATTTGGCTTTCAGCCAGATTATCAGCCATTTAATACCTACCCTTTTTCTGATGGCGGTGCGTTTGCTTCTTATCGCTTAACCGATGCAGACTTAAGAAAATTAATCATCATCAAGGCGGCTTCAAATATCCTCTATGCAACCGCATGGAATATTAATAAGTTTTTGCTAATGGTTTTTGATGGTCGCAAGGCTTATTACGATATTATAGGTCATATGTCAGCAGAATATGTTTTTGAGTTCGCATTAACGCCATTTGATCGACTTATTGTCTATACTCTTAAAATGCTACCAATGCCTTCGGGTGTCGGAATATCCTATAAAGAGATGGCAGTGGATCAAACATTTGGCTTTAATGGCTCAGATTTAAGCAACTTTAACAATGGAGTTTTCTATAGTGGCTAATCCTATTTTCATTCCAATAGCATTCGCTGCTAATGGAATTAAGAATCTTATTCAAAAGGTTCGGCAAGTCGAGCAAGATCCAGAAGATTCTACATGGAATGAAGGCTTCCCTTTAATTACCATGACAAAAATCGAAGATGGCGGCAAGGCTCCAAAAGGTCAAGATGTAAATGGTGTTCTTAATGCCTTGTCTGAGCATGTCATCTATGGTCAAAATGGCAACCGTTATGCGTGGTCGCAAGATGTTGTGGATGAATTTGGTGGCTATGCGTTAGGCGCAATTATTCAGTCTGATGGCACCACAAAAGAATTTAGAAGCCTTGTAGCTAACAATACGGTAAACCCGAATAATGGGCTTGGTGGAGCTTGGGAAGTTTATAGCGGGCAAGGAAGCATCCCAACCGCAACAAGCACAACAGCAGGCATTACAAAGGTTTTAAATGTCTTAAATAGTAATGATGTTGGATCCGCTTTGAGTGCTGCTCAAGGTAAAGTGCTAAATGATAAAATAAACAGTCTTCCAGCAGAGCCAATCAGTAAATTTTGTAGAGTTACAGGATTAAATTCATCTCCATCTTTTTCTAAAAACTCTGGTTTTTCTAGCGTAACTAGGATTGGAACTGGAACTTATGAATTTACAATGTCCACACCTATGCCAGATACTAACTATCTTGTAATGTTGTCTGGAGCGTATGGGTTTAACGGAGCATCTTCAATAAATCTAGCCAACAACTTCACTCAGACAACCACTAAATTTAGGGTAGTTTGTCATTATGGTGGCGATAACACGCAAGGCCGGTTTGACCCATTGTTTATAAATGCTGTGGTAATTAACTAATTAGGATATTAACATGACAAATCCAACACTTATTACAACCCCATTCGCTGAAAATGGCGATAAAAATATCATCCCTGAATCAGTTGGCGCTGAACCGCAAAACGCAACTATGCAAGCTGGATTCCCGCCAATTACTCAGCAAAAGATTTCTGAAGGTGGTATTCCTCCTGAGCGAAATGATTTCAATGGAATGTTCAACCTAGTTACGCAACATTTAGTGCATCTTAACAACGGCATGTCTTATGAGTTCGATCAAGAGCATGCGGATAAGATAGGTGGCTATCCATTAAATACAAGATTAATGCTTGATAATGGAGATATTGTTAAATCTACTGTGCCAAACAATACAATCAACCCTAATAGTGACATGACAGGATGGGTCAAGGTTAATAGTGCTGGTCAAATAATTGATTCTAGCGGCAGGACTCAACAGGAAATAAACAACACATTAAGTTTCAAAAAAACCCCTGAGTTTTACGGAGCAAATGGGAATGGAACTACTGTTGACAATGCGGCATTTTCAGCATTAGCAGCAATAGTGCCCGATAGTATTGAATTGAAAGCAGGGGCAACATACTTAATTGATTCTAGCTCGACTGTGAATTTTACAGGAAGTTGTCTTGTAAATGGTAATGGCGCAACAATAATCATGGATCAGCGCTGGAACATTCAAAAAACAGCAATGTGGGGTAGTCAATTATCTTCTGCTGCAAGTAAAGGTGACACTGTTTTAAACATGGCGTTTATGACAAACTTTGTTGTTGGCGCAAAAGTTTTAATTTTCCAAAACTTAGGTTTATCTGGTGCTGCAATTGACCCTTATTTCGCAAGTGTTCAAGATGATGCAGACAATGGTGAATACTCAAGTCATGTGAACTATGTAACAGCAATTGATACTGTAAATAAAACAATTACACTCAGAAATCCTTTAGAGTTTAACGCGCCTGTACAGACTGTCGTCTACGTTACAACAGACAAGAAGTTGGTTTTCAATAATGTTAATTTTATTGTGCAAGGTGATAGCACTGGATTTAGATTGATTGATAACTGTGACAACATTTTGTTTAATAACTGTAGTTTTACCCAAAAAGAAGGTCAAGTTAATAATGTGAATTTACGAATTAACACTTGTTATAATGTATTGTTTAGCAAATGTAAAACAAATGGCGTTAACTTCACTATTGAATATGGCTCTAACTCATGTGGTGTGATTGATTCAAAGATGGCTTCAAACGGTGAGGCTGATGCACTTTTGATGATTTGGTGCGCATCAACCAATTGTTATTCTATTAGAAATGAGTTTTTAGCATCTCAAAACATGAAAGTTGGCTCCATCAGTGCTGGTGTTTATTTTGGTGCAAAATCAAGAAACTGCTTTTCTTTAGATGATTTTGTACATGGTCTGCCATATGGGTTTCGAGCACAATGGGGGGCTATTAATCCACAGTTCATTAGACCAACATACATAAATCCAAACGGTATTTACTCTGTATTTATGGATTATTCACATAACCCTCATTTAATAGATGCAAAGCTATACAACAAGCCTTTCCGAACCGTTGGTGTTCATGGCTTGACACTAAAAGACACGTTGCTTGACAGTGGTTGGCGCGGTGAAGCTGGTGAAATTCCTTTAATGCTCGACTTAAATCGTGGTAACGACACGACAATGGTTCGCACAGATTATACAATTACCGGCAATACAGTAATTGGCGCTGCACGCTCATGGCTTGCGCTGAGCAAGTCAACGTTCACTAACAACAATATGACCTCTCTGCGTTTCATAAATGCAGGTGTAATGAAAGACACCTATTTTAATTGTAATATATTAGGTAACTTTTACGCTCAGAACGTAGTCAATTGCGGATTTACAAATAACACCGTTGATTACAGTTATTTGCAAAGTGGAACTATTGCTGGCGCGGATGTTGCAGGCGTGCATCTCTACGCTCAGACAATGGTGAATATGTCAGGTAACACGATTATCCACCCGACTTGTGGTGTTAAACGCACAACACCAAATAGCCAATTGAACTGTATCACTGAAAGCAATAACAACATCATTTCGACGACTCAGTGGGATACTGGCGTCAATGATACAACTGCGCCAACAATCAGCGCAGGTGCTGCGTATTTATCTCGTGGTTTAGAGTATAAGTCGAACGTTGCTGGTTCAAAAGTTGTGTGGCGTTACAATGGTTCATCTTGGGTAAAAGGATTTTCCGAGTATCCACAATTAAGCTATGCACAAGGTAGCTTCAACAACACACCTAACGGACTAACGACATTTACAACGACACGCACGATTGCAGGGGCTGTTGTGGGAGATACGGTTTTAGTATCCACAACATCAACAGACATTGGTGAGGTAAAAGGAAAGTATTTTGCTCGCGTAACCGCGCCAGACACAATTACGGTGTATTATCAGGATCGTTCTGGTGTATCAGAGACTGTTGCGGCATTAAGCATTACGCTAACCCTAGTGAAGTCATAAACAATTAACCCCTTCGGGGGTTTTTTGCTATTATAAGTAAAACTTATATAGGGTGAATCTATAGTGGATTTTGTTAACATGATTCTGGAGTGGCTAAAAGCCCATGTAGGCGTCATATTTATGGGGGTTGCTGGAGCAACAGTCACCGCCTTAGTGCCTTCTGGCAAGCCGTTAGCTGAGCGAGTTATTAGCTGGATTGTTGGTGTTATCTTGTGTGCTGCGCTATCAACTCCAACAGCCGACCTTTTAACAAATGGCGGTTATGTCGAAGTTTTCGGCTTTATTTACGGTATGGGTGGCATTACGTTAGCAAAAATGCTAATTAAAGCTATCGAAAAGCGTAGTAAGGTAGAAATTGAATCTAAAACAGGAGTGAAGTTAGATGATGACGTTTCTTAATTACTTGAGCTTTTTTTTGATTACTGGTAGCTTAATGTTTGTGGTGTTTCATCCCAAAATTAGCTTTCCAGTGCATGTCGATGTAATTATGTTTATGCTTGCGATTGGTGTAACGGCAATGTTCATTAATACGCTTCAAGGCAGGGATTTTTACGGACACATGCAAGACGCTGAAATATTGGTTAGGCTTGGTCTTGGTTGCTTAACAGTCCGATTTATCCATGAATATTTAAAGGTGAAGAAACATGAAAATGACTAAGGGTGGATTTAAGCAAAGATAAAGCCCTTTCGGGCTTATCTTGTTTTAACTGGGGTAGATATTGATTCTTTAAAATCTTTTCCATGTTGCACAACTCGACTGTAAAGGGTATTTCTGTTCATATTTATATCTTCTGCTATATATGTTATAGCGGTCATCTCTCCCTTATATAAAAACTTTGGAGTGGTTCTTTTATTGTTTCCCTGCTCTTTTGGTGTAGCCCATCTGCAATTATTTGGCTCGTAATCGCCATTTACATCTATTCTGTCTAAACTAAATCCTTTTGGCCTCTCACCCATGTCTTCTAAAAAACAATGATATCCTGTTCTTATTCCATCTCCATTTAACCACCTCTCACAAACACGTATTCCTCTTCCTCCATAGTGTTTATATTCATTTCTATGTTTTGAATAGCATCTTCTCTTCATATCTGAATATGATTGTTGTGTCGGGCAATTTGACTTTCCATGTGATGTCATTGATTTTGATATTGCAAGTTTTCTTTTTTCGTAACTGCACTTCAGGCATGATTTTGCGTAACCATTAACAATTACAGATTTATACCTTATTTCAATTTTTCCACATGAACAAGAAACCTTCCACTTACCTTTGCTTATTTCTTCAATTTTGGTCCACTCGTTATATTTTTCCATGTTACCTCCAAACAAAAAAACAATATACAATAAAATTATTATTTAATCAACTGGTGTATTTATGAACTTTGACAAAGCATTTGATGCGACTATCGGCCATGAGGGCGGATTTACACTCAATAAAAACGATGCTGGCAACTGGACAGGCGGCAAAGTTGGAGTTGGTCAGCTAAAGGGCACTAAGTACGGAATTGCCGCAAATAGCTACCCAAATCTGGATATTAAAAACCTTACTCTTGATCAAGCGAAGGCAATTTATAAGCGCGATTATTGGGATAAGGCAAAATGCGATTTATTACCAGAAGGCTTGAAATTCCATGTTTTTGATGTAGCTGTGAATAGTGGTGTTAGCCGTAGCATTAAGACACTTCAGCAAGCTGCTGGTGTTAAAGATGATGGAATTATTGGCCCTAACACATTAGCAGCCATAAAGTCACTTGATGAAAAGGAATTGCTATTGAGGTTCTATTCTTTTCGTATTTCTTTTTACACGTCATTAAGCTCATTCTCTAATTTTGGCAAAGGATGGATGAATCGTGTTGCGAATAATCTTAAGCTTGGCACTGGCGGTTAATGTAGTGGGCTGCGCCGCCCACTCAATCAAAAATAACATTCACGTTGTTGTTTGCGTTCAATGTGTGAATTAAGAGAGCCCCATTACGGGGCTTGTCTTTATTTATTGATTAGTCTAATTGCTGTAGCGCCAAATTCATCACAAGCCGCATTCCACCCAAGCTTGTAACCTTCCTCAGATCCGCTCTTATAAAAAGCATAGAAACAACGCCATTGCTTATCTATATTCTCATCCTCAAACTTATAATGATTCTTTTCACAAGTTTGATAATTCATATTAGATGCATCCACACCAAGAAAACCCAATGACTTTACAAATTTATCAAGCACTGTAATTTTCCTCAATTGATTTAGTGATTGGATCTGTTGAGCCAAAACCCCCAACTCCACGATCTGAGCTTGACAATTCATCAACTTCAATAAAATTAACCTGTGGAATTGGAATAATAATGATCTGTCCTATGCGGTCACCTACACTATAAAAATCCATTCCAACAGAAAATCCTCGTTTCTCATCTGATGCTGTTTCAAAAACAGCATCTTCTTGCGAGTTGTCAAAATTCCAGAAATCACCAGAAACTTTAAATTTAAAAAACACCTCGCCACGATAACCAGAATCAAGCACACCAACAGAGTTTCCTAAAATCAAATCTTTTTTAGTGTTGCTTGAGCGCGGAAATAATAGCCCGACATATCCATTTGGGATTTCGAACGCCAGTGATGTGCCGTAAACCACGTTTCCGTGATCATCATATTCTTTGCTGGTTGCTGTTAAATCCATACCAGCATCACCATGCTTGGCATAAGTTGGGATAACCGCATCTTGTGATAATTTCTTAATTTTTACGTTTAACATGTTTACTTCCACCACACTTTTTCACGAATAGGATTAAATTTACGTTGATCATCTTGCTTTCTTTGCACGTATCGTTTTCGCTTATATGCCTCATATAAATACAAGACAACCACAAAAACAAAACTCAATGCAAAGGATAATAAAATCATTGCTATTGGGTTCATTTTGGACGCTCCTCTAGTGAGTCTTGCCAGTCACCTTGATATGGCGGCATTCCATTTATTGTATATGATGAACACCAAGTTTCACCCCTTTGAATAGGCTTACAATAACCTTTTACGGTCCCGTCTTTGCACGTAGTAATAAACTCAATATATTCAGGAACATTTGTCCAATCATACTTGCTCATCTCTTTAACTCCAAATATCGTTGCCCTCTATTACGCATTACCTCTAACGCGCCTTCACGTTTTAAACTCTTGATAAATTCCACTCCATATTTAAACCATTGCGTTAAAAACAATTCGTACCGCTCTTTGCAATAGTCGTTAATTTCATAATAATCAGCATCCGAAAAATAAATTTCAGCCACCTTTCCATTTTTACGCATAACAATATTGCCTTTACGCTCGTTTAAGTTATGCCCACCTTTCTGCATCCAAAAAACAAACACAAAGACTAATGATTCCTTGATTTTCATTTATCCTCCAAAAACCAAAGTCTTAGCATATTCTCTAGCCATTTCGACTTTTAGTTTAATTAAGTCAATTTTCTTTTGATCATATTCAACTCTATACGATGAAATACGATCACTAGGATTCATTTCCAAAACATAGTCGATATGCAAATATTCATCATCATATCGAGTTAAGCACTCTTTAGGTGTTGGCATTAGGATAAAGTCAAGATAAGCCTCATTAATTATTTTAGGCTCGTAATCGTGATTCTCTCTCAACAGATTCATGTATCCTAATTGCTGCCAGTCATAACCAGCATCTAAAGCCTTACTCTCAATATCCTCTTTAAAATACTCCATGGCCCAATAAGACCACGGACACTTTGTATCACGTATTGCTGTGTTAGTAATAATGTCTGGTTCGCCAGTAATCCAGTCATTGGTAAAACGAATCGTATTTTTTTCAGCGCTAATAAACTTCTGCTGCATTAGAAACAAGATTGCGTCATCTTCAACTAAATTCCCTTTTCTTGTTTCTTTACTTCCAGTAAACTTACTTGGAGCTTTATGTCTTAACTGCCTAACTTTTTCCTTGACCAATGTTTTAGCAGTAGCCGATAAAGTTCTATCCAAAAGATCATCTAAAATCTTTTGTTCTTCATCGGTACGTTTTTTCTTCGCCTTTATTGCTTGAACTTCTTCTGTGAGAAATGCAGAGTCAATAGACTTTGCATTTCCCATTAGTCGATGTAGTTCAGAACATCGAAAGATTAGATTCATAACGCCTCAACTATTTTCTTCTGCTCTTCGCTTAATGCGTAAATATCTGGATTTAAAGCATGCTCTTTAGTTAAGCTACCAGCTTCAATAGCCGCCACGAATTGCGGGAATTGATCCTCAGAAATCAATCGAGCTAATGGCTTTTCGCTTTCTTGATCATTATCAACATATGAAGCTTCGCCATCTTCATTAATCACAGCTTGATCAAATTCAATCGCCTGCTGAAGCTCAACCGACATAGGCGCATATTTTGAGATAAGCAACTTAATAACAGTCTTTTGACACATTGCGTCCCAATTCTGATGCCATACAGAATAGCTTTGCCCTTTCGACTTTGCAGTCTTATACGTCTGGCTATACTTGCTTGCATGCTGCTCAAGCTCTTCATTGGTCATTGTTAAATGAGCTTCAAACCCTGTCACAGTCTCAAGATAAGCCAGATACCCAATAACTTCGCCACTAACTTTTTGTGGAATGAATGAAGTTAAACGAGCCTTTACGCTTTCTTCTGTATCGGTGTCATAAACTGCAATTGAGGCAATCTTTTTAATCTGACCAGAGCGCTGTGCTAACTGCAAGTAACCTTTCCACCCCATCTGAAATTGTGCTTCTTGATTGCCAGTTTGTCGATTTTTAAACGGAACAATATAAGCAAAACCAAGATTGTTATTTAATGGCAAATTAAGCGCACAAGCCGTATAAACAGCACCTATAACCGATTCGGGAGTTGATTGCGCCAATAACCCGTTTGAATTAATAACCTGCATTACAGACGTAATATAGCTATCAGATTTACGCCCTATCATTTCCTCAATACGCTTCATCACCGATGGGTTGCTAAGCGTTTGTTTAATAGCTAATGCATTTTGTTTTTGCTGCTGAGTTAGATTGCTCATTTAGAAATCTCCAATAATTTAAGTAATGTTTCCTGTCTTTCTTGATGCTGAATATCTCTATATTCATGCATACGCTTTCTGTATTCTTTAGAGTCAATCACATTCATTTGATAAGCTGTTTCGATTGACCAGAAGTAAGCGTCTGCACCATGTTCTTTCACATCGTCAAGCCAACTCATTACATTTTCTCCGCAATTTCATTTTCAATAACTTGAACAATGTTTGATACTTCTTCGCTAGGCAAAACATAGTTTTCTGTTTCACCATCTTCATTGTAAACTTTAACGTCATTTACAGATTCAACCTCAACATCATTCCATGATTGGAATCCGTTGCCATCTTTAAAGAATCTACCTTCAAACTCAACTTCTAAAACTAAATCACCAGATTTAATGGCAGCTACGTTATGTTCCATATCTAATGATTCAACTTCATAAGGACCAGTAATAACTGGTTTACCTGAACATGCAGCTAACGCAACAGAAGCAGCTAAAATCAATGCATTTTTCATAATGTTTACCCATTGTTTATATTCTCAATAGTAAATGAATTGAGTATTAATGTCAAGCGCAAATATTAAAAAAGCTCCCGAAGGAGCTAATTTTAATTCATTAAGTTTAACAACATTCGCCTTCCAAGATAAGGCGATAATAGCGACTCAAACTCGCCAGATCTTAATTCAAACTCTTCATCATTTATTTTAACTCCATAAGCAGCACCAACTTTACAAAATTCAATTTCTTGTCCAGTTCTTGGGGATATTGAGATGCTTGAAACACCGCCAACCTTTTGAGTAGTTAGTAAAAACTCATCTTGTGAAAAAGAATTATCAATGATTTTTGCCAACTCTAATATATTCATTTCATTCCACACTCACTACAGTAATTATTTAAAAACAACTTGTACTTACAACAAATCTTACAAAACTCAACCACCAATAGAACCCTTCAAGAAGAATAGCGCCGTTAAAATTGCAATAACAATTAAAATAATGATTCGCTCGCGCTTGATCTTCGATTTAAGGCTATTTACATCCTCTTCAGATTGCTTGTATTGATTAACAAAGTAATCCAATTCAACTTTTGTTCGATCCAAATCAATTTTTGCACCAATAAGATTTCCTTCTACCTCGACCAGTGTATTAATATCCTTATCATGAATTTTCTTAGCTTCATCGTTTTGTTTGATTAGTCCACTGATTGCCAAGTCTTTACTTTCGATGATCTTTTTGAGATCCGAAATTTCTTTGTCTTTCTCGCCATCTTGGTGTTTTTGAACTGAAAGATCATTTATAGATACTGGAATATTTAATTCAGAAGCGCATCGTGCATACTCTTTTTCCTTGCAGCGCTGCTCAAATTCCAAAAGTTCGTCAATTTCTTTAATAACTTTATTCTGAACCTTCTCGCTTTGCGGCTGGTTAAGCATCTTAGCGATATAGGGGCGAGATTTACCCATCTTTAAAGATAGTTCACTATTATTTAAACCAAGTTCTTTTTTGGCTTGGTGGATTTTTTTGATCATATCGTTTTCTGAATATCTTTGCATAAATTCATCAAAACTAATTTTGCGTCCAACAGAAAAATCTGAAAACCAAAATGTTTGACCAAAACCAACGGTAATATTCTGATCTCCAGTTGGACACATATCATTTCCGAGTCCATGAAATTTTAATAATTTTTCCGCTTCATCTCTTTGGTTTAAATCTTTACACACAATAGCGATATTTTCGATTTTCATCTTTGTTTCTCCTGTTAAGATATTCCCTATAGTAAACTATTATTTAATATTTGCAATAGCTAATTTAATAATTTAAACTAACAAAAAATGGAGGGTCTTATGGACTGGAAACAAATTATTGAAGAAGTTTTAGAATACCGTGAAATCAATCAAGCTGAATTAGCAAGAAAGACGGGGATTTCAACTGTTCACATTCACGGTCTAGCAACTGGTAAACGACTACATCCAAGCTTTGAAAAGGGTTTGGCTATAGTCAAGCTTCACCCCGATACAAAAAAACTTTTAGGAATTTAACCCGCTAGTCGGGTTTTATTTAACCTGTACTATTTACTATTGGATGATTGAGTTAATCATCCAATTTAACCCTATAATTTAAAAGAGCCGTATAAGCAGAATCGCTTAATAGATCTCTATACTTATTTGCCATGAATATAATATGAGATTCCTTTTCTTTTTTGTATGCAATAAAGGCATCTACTGGATTATTAAAATAACCAATACAAAACAACTTTGCTTCTTTTTTAATTTTTGCAACAAATCTTCCTGTTGCATTATGCAAAGAAACTCCGATTGGGTACTCCCCTCGCTTGGCTTTATTTTTGTTTAAAAGGTAATTAATTTCTTTTGGCAAAAGAGTGCATGTGTCTTCTGAGTAAATTTTATTGCCTTTTATTAGCAAATCTTTGTCAAGTTCAAAATTAAGATTGCCATCTAGGTTGGTTTGGTTGTTATACCAATTATAAAAATACGAATAATTCTTGAAATTTTCTGAAACAGTGCATCCAATATAAGTTGGGTATTTCTTTTTATATTCTTCTGAATAGCATCGAAAAATCATATTTTTCCAAACGACATATTCTTTTATTAACTTTCCATCAACCATGGAGGGTTTTGATTTGTCGTTAATCCCAACGCCATAAACTAGTTTAGCCATAATTCAATCCTCATTGAAAACCTGATGTAATGATGCGGAGGCCAATCAGGTTAATTGGTTTTCGAGCCGTCACTCTATCCGCAAATTCATTCTAACACAAAAAGAGCTAACTACTCCAACCTATTTACTATTGAGAATATATTTGATAATATAAACACCACTAGATATTGTTAATATTTAATGTAGGTAAAAAATGAACCACGTAATTAATGACGGATTTATGAATCCTGACCGTTTTGGCTATGCTGCCATACCTTTCAAAATTAGTGATAAAGAGCCTAGAAAGGATATAAGCCCAAATGTAATTGCAAGGTCAAATGCTAGGTCTATGGGTAAGCGATTCTATGAGCATACCAAGCCTTGCAAATGTGGCTCATTGCTAAGACGTGTTTATAACAACGAGTGTTTTGATTGTTGGAAGGAGAGCAATAAATGAAAAATGAACTTGAATTGCTAAAATCAATATGTGAGCAACAGGTTTTAAACCTGATGAATAAGTGCGAATGGAACACCTTCCCAAAATACCGAAAAGTTGAAGATTATGAAATAAGATTAACTGATGTTTGTTTATGGCATATGCAATTATGGACTTCATCAAAAAGAAGATATGTTGCCAACAAGCTAGAAAAGTTGGGGATATTGGAAGTAATAAAAAGAAGATCTTATTCGCCAGTATGTGTTAGATTTATAGATGAAAAATATAATTTATTTATATTCGATCTATGCCAAAAATCTTTAATTGGGTTTAAGTATATTAGCGGAAATGGCTGGAATTCATATCCTCAATACACAAAAACAACCCGCGGAGAATCTGAAATCTCAAGGATATCCAATATAATATATAATCAAATATTACAAGACTTTAATTTACATTAATATTAAGCCCTTCGGGGCTTTTTATTTGCCCTTTATATCAGTTTTTCTTATTAATTTTAATTTAATTGATAAAAATTATTTATTAGACATAACCAATAAAACATCACATAATGGCATCACACAAAGCAAAAGGAGATTAGAATTGTCTAAGCCAGCAACTTCATTTTTATTTTTAGGTAAACTAAAACCGCTTGAAAGTACGATTATTGAAAACACCAAGAGAACAAAAGTTCGTGATGCTATTCGCCGATATGGTGATCGAAAGTTTAATACAACTCAAGTTGGAAACAATGTAATTGTAACTCGTATTCAGTGAGAATTAAAAATGGAAAATCTACAAGTACTTAATACCACTTCAAAGCAAATCCCACAAATGTCATCGTTAGAAATCGTGGATTTTATTAATGAATATCGTGCAAAAAATGATGATCAACCAATTCAGCTTCGCCACGCAGACTTTATGGCGAAAGTTCAAAAGGTTCTTGGTGAGCTAAGCGAAAATTATCGTTCAGTGTATAAAGATGCAAGTGGTCGATCATTGCCATGTTATGTATTTTATAAGCGTGAAGCGTGTCTTATGGCTATGTCTTACAGCTATGAATTGCAGGCATTGGTTTTTGATCGAATGACAGAATTGGAAAATAAATTATCAAAACCTCAATTACCTGACTTCACAAATCCAGTTGAGGCTGCGAGAGCTTGGGCCGATGAAGTTGAAGCAAAGCTGATTGCCCAAAAACAATTAGAGCTTGCCGCTCCAAAGGTTGAATACTTTGACCGTGTAGCGGATGTGAATAATTACATGAATGCCACTACAGTTGGTCAAAAGGTTGGCATGAGTGGCACTACACTGAATAAGCATTTAGAGCAATTTGATGTTTACAATCGCGCCATTAAGACAGGTCGAGTATTTCAGCAGTGGTTTATCGACAAAGGCTATGGTGAGCTAAAGAAAACTGATAACGGTTACAACCAGTCAAAATTCACCAATAAAGGCGAACAATGGGTTATTCAGAAATTCACAAGCGAAGGAATTATTTAATGAGTGAAATATCAAAAGAAGCCTTATTCTTCATAACTTGGTTTGAAAAAGAATACCCTGAATTTGTCAATCAATTTGGTGAAGTAAAGAACTTTTATGATTCCAAATCAGATGAATTCATGATTGAAGAAATTCAAGACGCTTACATTGATCGAAAGAAAGGTAATGAGCCTATGCCAATGTATTTCGGTGTTAGTGGCCAGTTTAGATGAATGGTGAAGAAATTGAGTATTGACGCATTAAGATGGGCTTGGAGTGCTGAAGTTAATACTGCTCCAGAGCGTCTTGTTCTGCTTGCTTTTGCGGACAGAGCGGGTGAAGACAATACTGCATGGCCTTCTATGGCTAGGCTGGAAAAAGACACTAAGCTTGACATTAAGACAGTTAAAAAAGTTGTAAACACACTTATTGAGAATGGTTTTTTAATGGACACAGGTGAAAGAAAAGGGGCTACAGGAAAAGTTAGAGTTCTTCAGTTAATGGGTGTAAATAACCGTGAATTTTATAATGAACCCAAAAACGGAATGATTCCAAATTTCCCATGTAATGAACCCAAAAACGGGTCTTTGAATGAACCCAAATTTGGGTCGCAGAACCTACCAATGAATCAACCAAAGAAACAACCAGTGGTTTACAGTGAAAAATTTGAGAAGTTTTGGAATGAATATCCAAAGTGTAAACGCAAGGGAACCAAAGAAGCAGCTAATAAAACTTTTACTAAATACCAAAAAGATTTTGAAATGATCATGAAGGTTTTAGAAGCGTTTAAGAAAGATGAAATGTGGACAAAGAACAATGGTGAGTTTATAGCAGCACCTAGTTCATGGTTAAACAAGCAATATTGGAAAACTGATTACTGGATTGAGCAAGTTAGCAATAATAGTGCTGATAAAGTTCAAGCCCAAGAAAATGTAGTAAGAAGAGCTGTAGCTGTACCAATCAATTATTTGGATTAAATAAAATGAATGAAAACTTGTACTCAATACAGATTGAACAATCAGTATTATCCGCCCTTATGTCTCTTAATGGTGGTATTGATGATGTTGTAAGTAAATTAACTACAGATAGTTTTTATGCAACACAACATAAAATTATCTTTAAGCACTTTAAAAAACTTTTTGATGCTGGGTCGGGTCATGACATTGTTATGGTTTATGACTCAATCAAGTTAAATGCAAATGACTCAAAAATTGTTGATGAAGATTTCTTGATAAACTTAAACTCAACAATAGGTCTGGCTCATTTTCTTGAGCAACATGCTGACCAGTTAAATGAATATGCCTCCAGAAGAGCGCTATTTGAGGCAGGAGAAAGAATTAAGGCTATTTCGATAGATACTACCCAATACGACATTAATGAGGCTATATCGAAATCTGAGAGCATTCTGGAGAATTTAAGCAATCAGGATGAAGTCCCGACTTTATCGGACGCCTATGATGTTTCTGTTTTTCTATTTGCATCTATTGATAAGACGATGGAAGCAAGAAAACGTGGAGAGAAGGTTGACGTAGGTGTAAAAACTGGATTTACGGACTTAGATAGACAGCTTGGCCAAATATCAAAAAGTGATTTAGTTATTATTGCTGCCAGACCATCAATGGGGAAAACCGCATTTGCTCAAAGCTTGATGTTGAGTGTTTCTTTTATGCAACAGCATCCAGTTTTATTCCAATCTGCTGAAATGTCGAAAGAAAAAATTGGGCAAAGATTGGTTGCTAGTCTAGCTTCAATTAATTTAAGAGATATTCGTGACTCTGATATTAAAAATGAGGACTGGGAGTTTTTCTATAAAGCAACTAATAAGTTGAAGGCATCAAAACTTTTAATTGATGATAGAGCAAGACCAAGCTTGTCAGATATTAGAAAAAATTGCCGAATCATGAAAGCAAAATATGGTTATGTTGGGGCGGTATTTGTTGACTATTTGACATTGCTTAAATCTCCTTTGGATACTGACAATAACCACTTGGCAGTTGGTGCAATATCAAAAGGCCTTAAAGCTATAGCAAAAGAATTTGATTGTCCTGTTTTTTGTTTAGCGCAATTAAGCCGAAGCTTAGAATCCAGAAAAGATAGACGACCTCTAATGTCTGACATTCGTGAGTCGGGATCTATTGAAGAGGACGCAGATGTGATCATGTTTATATATCGTGATGAGTATTATGATAAAAACTCAAAGGATCAAGGTATTGCTGAAATAATTGTAGCTAAAGCGCGTGATGGTGAGGTTGGAACGGTTAGATTAGCAACTGAACTACAATACTCAAGATTTAGCAATCTCAATTTAGAATATTTGGATATGTGAGGATTTTTAAATGAATTTAATTGATAGATTGGGTGGGTATGTAGAAGCTAAGAAGCAGGGTGAGCAATGGGGTTTTGACGACCATTTAAATAAAGCTTTACTCGAATACCGCCGACAAAACAATATTTTTGAAATAGGCGACCTTGTTGTATTTAAGGAGGAATATAGCAAAGACAGTGTTATTCATAAAATTGATAGTTTACGTGCTGGTACTAAGTGTTTACGTCACGCAACGGATGAAGAAATAGAGAAGGGGTGTAGAGTATGAAAAATATACTAAAATCTTGGTTTAGAAAATCAGATGATAGATTTTATAAATTCCATAAAATGATGTGCGAGTCACTTATTAATCAAACATGTTTTTATGATTCTGAATATAAGACAAGGGTTATTCTAATAAGTTCGAGTTGTTGGGATGGTGATTTTATGACTTCGAATTATGAATTTGTTGCTGCGGACAGGGTTTGCTTGCGTCGGCGTTATTATCCAAACAGAGTTGTCTTAAATATATTTGACGCGAGATCTAGGATTAAACCCATAATCACATGCAAATAAATTAAAAAACAGTTGCAATCATTATAGATAGTGTTTACTATTGAGAATATAAATTAATAGAGAGTTTATTATGGAATTGGTTTTAGTTGTCTCAGTGATCATGTATTTCGCGCCTAGTATTATTGGTTTTATGCGTGGTCATGCAAGCAAATGGGCAATCTTTGCAATGAATTTGTTTTTAGGTTGGTCTGTAATTTTCTGGTTTTTTAGTTTGTTCTGGTCATTATCAAACAAGGGTGGCAATCAGACAGTAATCGTAAATAACCAGATTAACAACAAATGAGCAAAGAGTTTATAGAATTTGCAAAAGTCATGGTTTTGTTTTATTTGATCGTGATTTTTGCAGTAATGGGGTTAAGTAAGTTAATTCACAATATAGTGTGGGGTGTGTGATGGAAAATTATAAAATTCGCGTAAACAATGAAGCTGAGAGTAAAGAGGCTCAGGAGTTGTTTTTTGAGTTGGGTTATATTGCGGTTAATCATGTAGATAATGAAAAAGGATTTATTGTTGTATCTAAAGAAGCTGATAGCCCTTTTAATTTTGATTATTGGTGTAGTGTTGATAAAGAAATAACTCTGCCTCAACTCCGCGACCTTGTTGTTTTGAGGCGTAATGATGTGAACGATGCGAATTACAGAAGTAAGAGTGTCCTAGATGGATTCTACTTTAAAAGCTGTGATGGGGTTTTTTACTTTATGTTTGAGGGTGAGTGGGTGAGATCAACAACTAATACAGATGAAGGGTTGGAGCCTATCACTAAAGGCTTAGATTTGATTAGTGGCGCGGAGGCGTTGCGAGCTTTGGCTGATGGGAAAGATGTTGAAGGGTTTTCAGAAGAAAATGAAGAGTGGATACCTATTGTTTATTTCACTGTACAAGAGGTTGTGAATGGTTTATATAAATTCCGCCTCAAACCCCAAACCATCAAGCTTGAACTTGAGTTTCCGAAGCCTTTTGAGCCAGAAGAAGATTGTTACGTTTACATCTTAGATGACGGAAAAACAGATGGCTATCGTCGTTATTTCTATGAAGTTCATGGCGATAAAGGGAATAAATTTATTGGTATTTGGAAAACTGAGGAAGAAATTAAGCAAGTCGTAGAGCAACTTGGAAAAATCAAAGGTGCTGTATGAAAAAGCGGAATAAAAAATACAACGGGAAGCAGGTTGTAAAGCAGAAGATTCACAAGTTTCAAATGACTTGGGAGGTTAATGAGGCTAAAAGCATTATCGAGCTTCATCACTTGCTTAATGGTGTTGATCCGCAAGAGTCTACTCATACACCGCTTAAAGTTTGGATGAAGGCGCATAAAGGTGATCTAGCTTTAGCATTAAAGACGCAGACGATACCAGCAGAGCAAAGTTTTCATATTGTTAGTCGAATTCATGCGGTTAATGAGAAAACAGGCGAAACGGTTGACTGTGAATTTCAATTAGCTACCGATACCGTTATGCATTTGTGGCAGTTCTTAGGTGATGTTGAGTCTGATATTTATGTCAATGACGGCGGTTTTAAAAAGAAATGGCTTGGCTTTAATCATGAGCTTGAAGCTTATTTGAAAGAGGTTGGCAATGGTGAATTTGTGGTTAAGACTAATCACTGTTGCTTGACATGCTTTTCAACATTCAAAAGCTTTAGGCATGAAATGGAATTCAAATCAATTAAGTTAATGAATCCTGAATTTGGATTAGGAGTTGAAGGATGAATTTGAAGAAGTTGCGCGACAAGATTAATGGCTCTGAGCCTTTGGTTGATGGTGAGACTAAGGAAATGTTAATAGAGCAATGGAAAAAGATTCACATTGAGCTAGAGGCTAAGAAGAGTGAAGACGAAAGAAATTATGTTTTATGTGAGGATGAAAAATGAAAGAATGGCTATTAAAAACTGAAGACGGTAAATATCATTATTATCGTGATGATATGGATTGTTGCCCAAAGTATGTTGAAAAAATTGAAATTCCAGAAGGGGCTGAATTATTTGTATTTTGGCCGTACAACAACGATTATAATTTTCATTTAGAAAAGTCTTATTTCGAGGATGGGAAATGGAATATGTGCGCTTGGTCTGTTTCTCAGATTAGAAATTGTGAAGCTGGTGCGGACTTATTATGGGACAGAAAAGCTCGCCAAGTAGAAGTTAATTCTATTTTTATTGATGAATCTAAAATTGTTAATGAGGAAATGAAGTCATTAAACAGTGAAAAACATTCTCATTATTTTAAAGATGTATCTAATTTGCTTGAGATTGATGTTTACCGTGTATTGAAATTATTTGATGTTACAGATCCATGCATTCAACATGCAGTTAAGAAATTGCTTTGCGCTGGTGGGCGTGGGATTAAAGACGTGGATAAAGATGTTCACGAGGCAATTGATTCTTTGTTGAGATATGAGGAAATGAGAAAGGAAGATGAAAATGAATAAATTAGAATTGGCGCATGAATGGGCAAAATCAATCGGCGCTGAAACAAATTTGCCGTTGGACATATTGGTTGATACTTGTTTTGATTATGCAGAAGCATTGCTTGCGGAAAACGAAAAGCGGAAAGATAAAAGTCGGTCTGAAGTGTTAGAGGAGTGGCAGCCAGATTGAAGTCAAGCGCCAGAGGGTGCCAACTGGTGGGCTATGGACAAAAACAGAAAATCATGTTGGTTTGCTTATGAGCCATATGTTTGCTCAGAATACCCGGATGAATGGATATTTAATGGTAGAAATCATGGTGGTTTAGATTATGAATATTGGAAATCTCCTAATTTTAATTATCAAGGGAATTGGTTGGATTCATTGAGAAAACGCCCATGAAAAAATTACATTTACATGCAGTTCGCGGGGTTGAAGCCTTTGAGCCTAATCGACTAATCAAACAATTTTTTATAATTGAGGCAAGTGAGGACAGATTAACTTTTGATGATGTTTTAAAATTTAATGAAGATTGGTCTAATGAGTTTGAATTTGGATTTAGTTATTATGTTGGATATATGACTATTGAAGAATTTGAGGAAAAGTACAAAACTAAAGGACCATTTTATATAGGAACTGATGTGCGTGAGAGCAGCTAAGATAGATGCAAATCAACCAGAAATAGTGGCAGCACTTAGAAAGATTGGGTGTACAGTTCAAATTCTTTCAAGTGTTGGAAAAGGGTGTCCCGACATTTTGGTGGGCTATCGCGGTAAAAACTTTTTATTAGAGATAAAAGATGGAGCTAAACCAGTTTCAGCGCAAAAATTAACGCCAGATCAAATCGAATGGCATGACTTATGGAATGGTCAAGTTAATGTGGTTAATTGTGTAGAGCAAGCAATTAAAATTGTTACTTGCAATTAACTAAAAATTTGCTATATTTATCGAACTGAAGAAACTTTTACATCCGTATCTAACCCCAAGATACGGATTTTTTTTGCTTAAAATCCTTGCATTAATTATAAATATAATTTACTATTGAGAATATAAAGAGGAGAGATAAAATGGTTATAGTTAAAGCTTTATGGTTGGCAATTGTTGATGTAGCTAAGTTATTCAAACATGCACCTAAATTGTTGGTTGAGTTGTTTTGGGCTTTAGCTGGTGTTTTATCTCTAATCTTGAGTGTGGTTTTATTTCCATTGATTGTGGTGCGTAAATACAAGGTATTGAAAAATGGATCACAAAAAAGAGTTAAGGGTAAATCTAAGGGTATTAAAGTACGCGGCAACAGATTTGCTTAGAGGTTCAGTGTTGATTGTATATCACGCTGGTATGGTTGTATTTAATTGGTTAAGGGGTAAGTGATGGATTTTATGGAAGCTATTAAAAAAGGTCTTGAAGCTTCAAAAAATTACGATAGAAATCTTGATCAGATTATTGAAGTGATTATTGAAGCAAACAAAGCTATATGCGAGAAAACTGGTGTACTGGGTGGATTTATTTTAGTTAAAAGCAATAGAAGTTTATCTTGTACACAAGCAGTTATGTCAATAGAAATTGATAAGCAACATGCATTTCCAATAAAACTAAACACGATAAGTGGAAATTATATCGCTAATGATATTTGGGATCTTAAAGAAGTTGTGCATAAAATTTTATCCCATCCAAATTTTGGGTTCTATGTTCGCAGACTTATGGAGAATAAAAAATGATCTATAAATTTCTAAAGCGCCTATTCTGCCGACATGAATGGGAATACGAGGAAAGTAATTTAACTGGCGAGACTTACAAGGTTTGCCGTAAATGCTGGAAGGAGATTGATTGCGAGTGAATTTAATGCAATCTATCGAAAGGTGTGTCTGGGTGATAGATTTGATATAAGCGCATATAAGCAATGCGAGAAAATTTACAATCACCAGCAACAGAAGATTGATGATATTGCGGGACACATCAAGACGTTAAAGGCTTTACATAAAGAAGGTAATTTAACAGTGGGTGATGTGAAGATGTTTTTAAATGGTGTGGAAGGGATTTTGTGATGAAAAAATTATTAATTGCGTTATTGACAGTTCCAAGTTTTGCTAATGCTGGGTTTTGTGATGCTGTATATGACTTTGCAGAGGCTACTATGCTGATGCGTCAAGAAGGTTATGCAAAGCATCAAGCTAAAGAAGTGGTTGAGGAGATGCGGGGTGTAGACAATATGCTGGCTAGTTTAATGGATGCCAATGTTGATTGGGCTTACTCATTCCCTGTTTACAAAGGTGAGGATAAAGCGGTTATTGCATCAAACTTTGCTAATGAGTCATACCAGATTTGTAAGGATGAAGAAAATCGTGCGGCTAATGTTAAGGAGTTTTACTAGCAATGAAAACAACCGTAGATCAAGAAATTGACGAAGCCATAGCTAATGGTGAAAGCTTTTATAAGATTAGAAGCCGTGTGGAGAAGGCTATTTTGGAAAGGGCTTTGATTAAGACTAGAGGAAATCAAACTGAGGCGGCTAAGATGCTTGGGATTAGTCGAACGGGGTTGGGTGGCATTTTGAAGAGGGTGAGTAGATGAAATTTAATTTAGATAAAACGGATTATATTTTATATACCGAGTCGATGTATAAGAGCAAAGTTAGATTTACGCTATTTGCTGGTGTGTATTGGGTTTGGTGTTTAGTTTGGTTTGGCATTGCTTTATACAATATTGTAGTGAATTACAATTATATTGAAGGTTTGATTTCAGGTGTGATTCATATTTTATGTTTGTTTATGTCGGCTTCTTGGATTGAGGATTTGATAAATGACCATTGAAGAAATTAGAGATAATGCCCCGAAAGGTGCGACACACTACAGAATTATAAAAGCTGGTCGAGAGGTTGAATATTATATGACTCCGCCATATGGTATGAATTTAAAATACGATAATGGCGTATGGAGGATAACTGGTTGGTCACATAATAGTTTTATTAAGCCACTTAATTTAGGATTGCATTATGAATATAGATGAGATTAGGAAGAACAAGCCAACTAAGAAAGCCACGCATTATTGTGTAGATGAGGGTAAGACAATCTACTTAAAGAAGAATAAAAACTATGGCTGGGATTATTGGGCGCATAGATGGGTTTATTGTTGTAATTGGTTCAAGGATATTAAACCGCTTTAACGCGGTTTTTCTTTTTGTGGTATTATTTTGGGAGGCTAAAGAGAGGTTAGGCTATGAGTAATGAAGTGGGTAGACCTACTAAGTATAAAGAGGAATACAACGAACAAGCTTATAAGTTGTGCTTGCTTGGGCATACTGATGAGGAATTAGCTCAGTTCTTCGAAATTGCTACATCTACTTTATATGAATGGAAGTTAAACCATCCTGAATTTGCGGAGTCCATAAAAAAAGGTAAAGAGATTGCAGACGGGAATGTTGTTGCTTCACTGTACCATCGCGCTATCGGCTATCAAGCGCCAGACATAGATATTAAGATGTATGAAGGCAAGATTATAGAAACACCTTATATAAAACACTATCCACCTGATGCAACAAGCGCAATCTTTTGGCTTAAGAATCGTCAACCCAAAAAATGGCGTGATAAGCAAGTTACAGAGCATGAAGGTCAAATTACTATTGAAACTAAGTCGATGGAAGATATCTTTAAGTAATGGCCAATCCATACTTTAAGCCTTTGATTGGACCTGAAAAATACAAGATATGCTACGGTGGACGCGGCTCAGGTAAATCAATGGTTGTTGCTGAAATACTTGTTGAGGTGGCACGGCGCGCTAAGACCGTGATCTTGTGCGCTCGTGAGTTTCAAGGCTCAATTGAAGATTCTGTACATAAGTTATTAGCTGAGACAATAGAGCGTCTTGGCTATTTAAAAGAGTTTGAAATTCAGAATAAAACTATTACGCACTTGGGGACAGGTGCGACTTTTGTATTCTATGGAATTAAGAACAACCCAACAAAGATCAAGTCAATTCAAGGTGTTGGTGTTGCGTGGATTGAAGAGGCTGAGGCGGTAACAAAAAGATCATGGGATATTCTAATTCCGTCTATTCGTGGCGATAAGAACGCAAAGATTTTTATTACTTTTAACCCTGCCAATATTCTTGATGATACCTATCAAAGATTTATTGTTAATCCTCCTAAAAACTCATTAGTTTTGAAGGCTAATTACAATAACAATATTTACTTTGATGAGTCGCCATTGCGTGAAGAAATGGAGGAATGCAAGGAAAAGGATTATGAGCTTTACTTGCATATATGGGAAGGCGAACCAGTTGCAGATAGTGAACATGCATTCATTAAACCAATGTGGATTACTGCTGCATTAAACGCGCATGAGAAACTAGGTTTTACTGCTAGTGGTAAAAAGTTTGGCGGGCTAGATGTTGCTGATGAAGGTGAGGATGCAAACGCATTTGCTAGACGTCATGGATCTGTTTTGTATGCCATTGATGAGTGGAAACAAGGCGATGTTATATTTACGGCAGATAAGGCTCACACTATTGGACTGGAAGAGAACTTAGACCAAATCACTTACGATTCTATTGGTGTGGGTGCTGGTGTTAAAGCGCAGTTCAACAGAAAGAAAAGTAGAATACGTGTTGGTGGATTTAATGCAGGTGGCAAAGTTGCTAAGCCAGAATCACAAATTTATTTAGGAAAGAAAAATATTGATATGTTTGCCAATGCAAAGGCACAGGAGTGGTGGGCATTGCGTACACGTTTTTATAATACTTGGCGAGCTGTTGAGCATGGCGATAAGTTTAAGGAAGATGAGTTAATTTCTATTTTAGTTGGCAAAGGCGGTATAACTCAAACAGAATTTGATTATCTTCGTGCAGAATTATCGCGCCCTAGAATCGATTATGACAAAAACGGCAAGGTGATGGTAGAATCTAAGCAGAAAATGAAGAAGCGTGGCATCCCATCTCCAAACAAGGCGGATTCGGTTGTTTTGTGCTTTGCTCAGCCTAATACTGGTTTAAATATTAACATCGCCGATATTGAATCGGCTTTCGGAAGGTAAAACATGTTTGATTGGTTCAGAAAGAAAGAAGAAGCGCCAAAGCGAAAGCCGAAATGGAACGCTTTGTTAAATGCTATGCAAGCGCATAATGAAGGTGTGGCGATTCAGTACAAAGCGCCTTCTTTGCCTGATGGTGTTGCACCAGATGGTCATAGCGCTATGGCAATGGATGGGTTTTGTACAGCTTCGCAATATGCTGGATTAGAGCCACAGTTTTATAGCAACTTTTTAGGCTATCAAGTATTAGCTCAATTGGCTCAGTCTACTGAATATCGCCTAGTTGCTGAAACATTTGCTCAAGAGATGACACGCGAATGGGGTGAGGTCAAGGGTGATGACCAGAAGCGCGTAGACATTCTCATGGAAGAATTTAACAGGCTGGACATTCGCAACCTTGTCCGTAAGCACATCGAGAATGATTACTACTATGGTGGCTCTCAGTTATACATTCAGATCGAAGGGCAAGAGGATAAGACCGATCTGCCTCTATTGATTAACGAGAAAGGCATTAAGAAAGGCTCGTTAAAAGGCTTCACGGTTATTGAGCCGCTTTGGTCCACGCCTAGTATGTACAATGCAAATAATCCACTAGAAAGTGATTTCTTTGTGCCTAAGCAGTGGTGGGTTATGGGTAAAAATGTACATCATAGCCGATTGCTTACATTAATTATGCGTCCCGTTGGGCAAATGCTTAAGCCAGCTTATAATTTTTATGGCATGTCAATGTCGCAATTGATGTTGCCATACGTTCAGCGTCATCAATCTATTGTGGACGCTGTAGCTAAATTGATTACCATGTTTAGCTTGACTGGTATCAAGACCGATATGTCTGCAATCTTAGCGGGTGATGAAGGCGGCGCAAATCAGTTGATTGGTCGCTTAAAAGCATTGGCTTTAGGTCGAGATAATCAAGGCGTGGTGGCTTTGGATGGAGAATCTGAAGAGTTCTTCCAGATCAATACGCCATTATCTGGGCTTGATACATTGCTAGACAAGTTTACACAGATGCTTGCCTACCCTTCAAAAATTCCAGTATTGAAGATATTTGGAACCCCAACGGCGGGTCTTGGTAATACTTCTGATGGTGAGATTAGGGTATTTTACGATTGCGTATCAGCACAGCAAGAAGCGTATATTTTGCCGCAGATCAAAGTTATCCTTGACTGTATGCAATTGAGCTTGTTTGGAAATATTGATGAAAGTATTAAGTTTGTCTTTAATCCGCTTTATCAATTGGACGATAATGAACAAGCAGACGTAAACTTGAAGAAAGCACAAACTGCTCAGATTTACATTCAAGAAGGTGTGATCGACAACGAAGAAGCGCGTCAAGCTTTGAATGATGATGAAGACAGTGGTTATCAATTAGAAGGTAGTGCGCCAGAGCGTGATCCTTATGCTGAAAACGAAAACATAGATGTTGTTGAAAAATAGATATGGAAATAACCCTTGAGTCAATAGCGCCTAATGCATCCCTGACCAAATGGTACAGGGAGCAAATGCAAGGCATGATGGATGAAATGCGTTCTGATTTAATTCAGGACGTAGTTAAGCCTATGCGGTCTGAAATTGCTATGGATGGCATTTTGGATTGGATGGGACATGTTATTGATGGGTTGGTTAGTCGGTGGCAAGATCGTTTAGATAAACTATCGACTCAAGTGGCGCAAGAGTTAGTAGGTAAGGCTAAAACCAACTACGACAAGCGACTTTTGGGTATTCTTCGCAAGCGTGGCTTTACTGTAAACTTCCGACCAACGAAATATATGGAAGATCAAGCGCAAATTGCTTTAGGTGAAAACGTTGCTCTAATCAAGTCTATTGGTAATGAGTATTTAGATAAAGTTCGCTCTGCGGTTTGGCGTAGTGTTAAGAATGGCTATGATGTTGAGTCACTAATCAAGCAACTCAAAGAGATTGACGGCGTAACAGATCGCAGGGCAAAGAATATTGCAAAAGATCAGACAGCTAAGTTGAATCAGGCTTTTGAGAATGCTAGGGCTGAGGAATTGGGCATAACGGAAGCTTACTGGCTTCACAGTCATGCAGGAAAGACTTTTCGTCAAAGCCACGTAAAGGCAAATGGAACTAGATTTAACATCAAGGAAGGCTTATTTCTTGATGGCAAGTGGACAAACACTGGCATCGAAATCAATTGTCGCTGTAGGAAAAAGCTAATTATCGAAATTCCAGAAAGTATGGCATAATACAGTTAATTGGATGTGATAAGCATAAGTGAAAGCGCACATCGACACGGCAATCCGTTTCACTAACTGTAAATTTGTAAAACCAATAACCCATATCAAAACAACTGATTTGTATTTTTAGATTGTTTTGGTATTATTTAAATCATGGAGTATGACTACAATATCATGTAGCATTGGTAAAAATTACTGCGCGCCTTGGTTGGTTTGTAATTTTTGCGGATGTGTGAAGTCGCTTCTGTAATTGATCGAATCTGTGGGCGACACAGTGAATATCATTAGACTAGGAGTACCTTCAAAGGGACATAGCAAAGCAACTATTCGCACGTTGCCGATCAATAGGCAAGACAGATGGCTAAAATGTTCTGTTGTTTTCGGTATTGGCACGAGAAACCGATGACCGCCTGAAAGTAGGCAACTTAGAGAAGTGAATAGCTTAGGTGCTAGAATATTGCAGTTCACATTATAAGATTGAATTAATTACTCAATTGGTTTTTGTGGCGGTGGGATTGATCAACCATTGTAAAATACTGTTTTATTGGCGAGTTCGACTCTCCCATGTTCACTTCATCTAAGTTTATTTAGAACCATCCTAACGGGTGGTTTTATTTTGTCTAAACTATTTTAGATTTACTATTGAGAATTATATTTAATAGTGGTAAGATTTAGTTATTCAGCAGAAGGGGTTTGAAATGATTAAAGCAGAAGTGGTTTTTGATGGTGAATCTATTTTTGTTAATGGAAGAACAATAAAAATAGATCACTTAGATTGGCTGTATCATGTGTATGAGTTAGAAAATCATGTTGATATGTTTCATTCATTAGAACAAGCAATAGAATATTGCATGGAGAATTAAATGAGCAAGGCAAAATTAGAATGGCTTAAAGCGAACATGCCAGAGGGATGTTATCATTATGAAGAAAGCAAAGTTTATGTGACTTTTATCTTTCCTGATGAACCACATAAAAACCTAAAGGTAAAAAAACCAGAATGGATGATTTAATATGATTAAATGTCAATTTTGTGGAAGAGATATTAAAAATCATGCAATTTACTGCCCTTTGATGTATTGGAGTATTTTTAAATGAAACCAGAGCAGTTTATTCGTGAGCAAGGATTGGATAAGGCGCGAGAGGTTGTTGAAGGCATCCCAAGCAAATATATGGAGTGTTACTACTCAACATTATGCTACTGCACCAAAGCAAAAAAGTATTCAGATCGTTTTAATCCAAGAATTGAACTTGTGAACATGGCGGATCTCAAACGCTTGGTGGAGTCGATTGATCTGATCAAGTGGCATGGTGGTACTAAGTTTGCCAAAGACTACCTAGCGCGGAATAAAGCAAAGCATCCAAATGTAAGCGGCTGGGATGAATTGGAGCAGGCAATCAAAGACCACGAATCAATATACGGAGGCGGTGAATCTCATGCCAACTAGATATAACACAGGCGAGTATAGCTACAATCTTGAATATCACTATGGAGATATGTCAGCAAGCATGGAGATGCTTAGAGCACGTTTAATTGAATTGTTGACTCCTCATCTGTCTGGCCGTTATGTGAAATGGAGAGAAGCATATTTCACATGGTTTACAAAGTGCGGCGGGGATTCGGGGTGGATGTTTTGTGTAGGTCCACACGAATTTCATATTGATGGGGCGTTAAGGCGCTATTACTCAGGTTCTATTGATATTACCTACAACCAGAAAGATCGATATTTCTTGGTGGGTGAGAAAAAGAAAGTCAAATGTAAGGCTTGTAAGGGGTTTGGCTTCATTCGAGATGATGGGTGGGGGCATATAGATAAATGTGAAATGTGTGATGCAGAAAAAGGAGCCAGCCATGAGTGAGTTTAAAGAGTTTGAACTAAAGTTTGATGAATGGTGGGAAGAAAACTATATGAATGTTTCAGCGGACAGGACTGAAGCATTTGATATTTATTCATTGGGATTAAAGCACCAGCAAGCGAAAGTGGAGGAGCTTAAAGCATCTCATCACGGTGAAGTATGCCATCAATAAGTGCCAATATTGTGGGACTGTGT